AAGTCCAGTTACCCCGTACTCAAAACCATTAATAGTAGTTGAAACATTAATAGTTAAAGCTGTTACACTTGCAACTCCATCTTGAGCTAAAGTAACCTCAGTTAAACCATCAATTTCGTCAGCCCAATCAATTACTTTAGAGTAATCAAATTCGTTAAGATATTTATAATCTTTTACATTACAACGAATAGGAATCATTGAAGGTGCATCCATTGTTTTAAGACTTTCCTTTTCAACAATAAATTGCGTTAGAGGAATACCTTTTACTGTTACACCACTATCAAGAGTACAACCTCTTATAGCATTAGAATAAAGAACAACAACAGCTGTATTAGCTCTGTTTAACTCTTGCAATTGAACCTTTTGTGATTCGTTTTTGTCAAACATACAAGTGAAACGATATTTTCCTTGAGCTAAAAACTTTTGGTCTTCATTAGGAAAATCGTGCATTCTTGTTTCCGTTGAGTTCTCAGCGAAATCCTTCATATCAGTGATTGGAACTGCTGTACCTAAATTAATAAGTCCATCCCAATATGATTGAAGTATAAAATTAGCAGCAGTAATTTCAAGAGTGCTAGGTACTAAAATAAGTGCCTTTGGCTCTCCTAAAAACGATTCTGTGCTGCAATACTTACTGCCTGTATAGGCACTTAAATTACATCCCATTTTTTTATTTTTTTATGTGTTACAATTAAATTTTTTAAGTTTCAATGAAATATTCGTTAATTCTATCGCATCCAAAGGGTCGCTTACAAAATTAGCCTTATTGCCATATTTTGTAGTTACACCCCAAAACGGTCTTTCAATCGCTACGTGCTTTAGATTCGGATATACTTCATTGAACCTATTTGATTTTTGAATTTTATTAACTAATTCATCATATAAAGGAGCTAGAATTGGATAAATATTTTCAGCATACCTTTGTTTTGTAGAATAAGTTTCTACCGTATCGTTAAGAATAGAAATGTTATGTCCTTTCAATTCACCATAATAAAACTTATCACCTCTGTTAATAGTAACATCGGTGAAAAATACTATCAATGGATATTTCTGAAATTTCAACTTCTTATCTAAATCCTTTTCTGTCAGTCTTTCATTAATCTCAACAAGATGCCCGACTTCAAAATAAGGATCACGAGCACTCCAAGTTGTATCAGTTAAGCCTGTTGCCGTTACTGTAAATTTAGTAGCATCAGCACTAAGGACACGATACTCAATAACTCCAATAGTGACAAGTTCATTTACCTCAAGAGTATTTGCGCTTGTTACAGTGCTTATACCGTCAAGTTCGGTAATTGAAGTAATAGCACCATTAACGGCACGCATACTAGCAACTATCCTGTGAATTATGTCAACTACTTTTATCATATTCCAAACATATTAACTCGTCCTACATCGGTAAAAACCCACTCAGGGTATGTATCAGTATATTCCGTTAAAAAGTTGTATAACGAAGGCTCTAAAAGGTTCTGACCGTTAAACCCGACCAGTTGTCTCATTAAGTACCAAGCGTGAGCTGTCTTTTGTGAAGGGTCTGCTCTTTGCGCTGTCTCAACAAGAGATGCTTTTTCACCAAGATTAGAGGTTGTGGTAACATGATTTGTTTGCCACATAAAATATACGTAATAAGCTATTAAACTTTTCAAATCCGTATTAGCCAAACCATTCCATTTCACTTTCTGGTCACGACCATTATATGAAACCGTGTACTCTTTACCAATAATTAATTCGTTAAGGCGGCTAGGAGTAGTAGGACTATCTTTAATTAAGTCCCACAACTCATAACCTAAAACTATTTTAAGAATTTCAGGTTCATATCTGGTAATAGCATCATCAATATTCGAGTTATCCGAATTAGTTGGAATGTTGATTTCTTGTACGAAATATGAATTACTGATTATACTCATTACTTATTCTTTTCAAGTTTTTTCTTTAACCTTGAGTTTTCACCCGCAGAAGAAAGAAGCTTACCCCTTAATGTTTTGATTTCAGATTTTAAAGATTCGATTTTTTCTTTATCATCACCGTTAGTCTCTAAAGGATTATTAGAATCTTCAAGAGACATTACAAGTCCACGCCTATTAGCACGAATCCTGTTTTGTTTTACCATTGATGTTAATTGGTTAACACCTCCAGTGATTACTAATCTTTTCATGTTAATACTTCCTTTTTAAACCAAGATTACCAGTAAAATCTGTAACGCCCGAACCTGAACTAACCAACTTATATCTATAATAACGCCAATATGCGTCTGCATAGGTATATGTTTTTACAGCAATAGCTCCAGCATTATTTACAGTGTCACCAGCAGCTTGTAGGTCAAAAAACACAGTGCCATCAAGACTTCCTTGAGGTGTGCATAATACAGTGGCAGTTCCAGTGTTATTTACTGGAATGATTACCAAAGTAACTGCATGATCCCTTGTTATAGGGCTAGGAGAATCTAAGACAAGAGAAACTGTCTCTGCGTCCAATGTTGAGTCCGCAGCAAAAGATACATAGCTATTAGTCGATTGAGCAATTGCTCCAAATGAGACTAATACAAAAGCGAATAAAAATATTAATATTTTTTTCATAATTTTAGATTTTTGCGTTTTTAAATGGCATCTGGTTTAAGCAATTGTGCTTTTGCAGTGCTGAATTTTCCGTAAGTGAACCAATATGGATTATAAATAGGGAAGATTATCTCTTCTTCAATAACCACAACGATTTCATTTTTCTTGATAGACTCTACATCTTCGGCAAATTGAATATTTAAAGGAGTAAACTCTTTTAATTCAAGTCCGTTTCTTGAGAAGTCACCACAAATAAATTTACCATAAGGCATTGCAGTGGTTGTAACAACAGGTTTACCGTTTACGCTTGCAATTTTACCGCTTGCATCTTTTGTAATATTTAAGTAATTGCTATCAGTAGCCTTTAAAAGACCCATTTGAGTCGATTGGCTAGGGTGAATAACATAACCGCTATTCATATACTCCCCTGCTTCAAGATTTGCATCAGCAACAGCTAATACATCATATTCTTGAGCATCTTCTATTTCAAGATAGAAAGGAGAAGTAGAAGTCCCAGTCCATTTAGCTACATTTATTAAAGATTCAGCGACATAAGCCAAGTCAATGATTACTTGAGTTGTGTTTATTACTTCAACAGAAGTATGAGTTGCGTTGTAACTTGCTTCCGTTGCTAGAGCAATTGTCAAGTTATCACCATTTTTCATTCCATGAGCAGCATTAAAGGTAATTAATGACTGAGCACCTGAATTATAAGTTGCAACACTTAAAAAATCAGCAGCAGCATATGTATTAGGAACTAAATTGAATGCCTGAGCATTATTAGCTAATCCTTTTACGTTATTACTTAAACCGTCACCAAATAGCAATTGAACATCCTCTACAAATAAAGTAGCATCAGGAAGTTTAGAAAGAACTTTATCAATAACCCACTGTAAGCCATTAACTTTAATTTCACGTTTTGAAATTCTCATTGAATTTGCAATACGCTTCATTGTCCATGTGTTTTCTTTTGATTTGAATACACTCTCCGGAGCTTCACCGTTTTCGGCTAACATTACAGCACCTAAAGTAAGCGCATCAGTAAAGTCATAAACTTGACCAGCAACAATTTGTGCCTGGTCTGTCATTCCAACATTAATAATGTCTCTAACGTGTGATCTACGTGTTGGAGCATCATCTGTAACAATATCAGAAATTTCGCTTACCATAACAACACCAGTATGACTTGATGTAGCAACAGTGGCTTTATTTACCATTTCTTTTAGAGCAATCTTATTCTCTGATTGGTCTAAAAACATTTTACTTGAAGAACCTTTAAACCCTCTTCCTTCAAATTCTTCAAATTCTTTAGAGGCAAACGCATTATGAACTAAAGTTTTTAGATGATCTTCTCTAGTTGTTTTACGTCTTACGGCAGGAATTTTATTACCTTCAGAAGCTTTTAATGCAACTCCTTGAATCCTTGCAATTTCTTTGATTTCATTTGCAAGTGTGGTTACATCTTTCACTTCGGTTTTAAGTTTGTCGATTGTATCAACATACTTATTCAAAGCTTCAATAGGAAGCTCTTTAATTGTTTCAGAAAAATCAGATTTGATTTTATCAACTTCATCAGAAGTTAAAAACCCTTTTGTTTTTTCATCCATTTTTGCTTCAAAATCCAAAATCAGTTTGTCTGTTTGGGATTTATTTTTATCTGCGGCATAAGCACCTAACTGAGCTGCATCAAAATCTTTCATTTGATCTTCAGTAAGTTCGATGAATTTACCATCTTTAATCCAAATTTTTGTCATTTTTTAATTTTTTAAATAATTTTTATAAAATTCTTTTGCTTGAGTATCTTCCGATGGCTCGTTATTTTTTGAAGTGCTATTCAGCGGCTTCGATTTCATTTCTTGTGTTACTACTGATTTACATTCTGGACATTTTACATAGCCCATTCCAGATTCTACTATTGATAAGTATTCAAATTTATGTTCACATTCTTGGCATACAACAATATTTGAATCACTTTTTGTATCTATTAGACCTGTGCTTGAATTGCTTCCGAATAGAACTAGACTGCTTTCAAGGACATTCTTTTGTTGTAAAACAACCCAAAAGTGTGTTATTTCTGTATCAAAATCTTCTTTGTTTGCGATAACCTTAATATACTTATCGTAGTTAGCCTTAAATTTGACATCCTCTTTATAGTCACTATCCATTGCTAAGATTATGTCCATATATTGAAGTCTTACGCTTGCTTCAATATCATCACCACTTTCAAGCCATTCTTTAGCTACTTGATTTATGATTTTATCTTTACGTATTTTGTAAATTAAGACCTCAGTGTCACCGTCATATTTTTTACCAATTGCCGAAAATGGAATAGTTGCAGTCAGCATTTCAATGTATTCTTTTCTTGCTATTGTAGTCAATACACTTAATACGTGAGTATCAACTAGATAATTTTTACCCTGCTGTTCTTTTACTGATTTATTCCAAGACCCATCAATCGAAACATCCATATGAGAGTCAAGAATTTTTGTTGCATTAACAGCGATATAATAAAATTCTGAATCTATTGCTACTGCCTTTGTTTGTGATTGTAATTTAAGATAATCCAAAGGCTTTGCAGTTACGCTAGCTCCTTCTTCTGCTCTTTTATGTATTTCACCCTTTTTAAATGCAATAATATCCTTATAACTTCTACGAAGTTCTTTAAACATCGCATCTTTAGTTTCAAAGTTTTTATTTAATTCTTTACATTTAAACATAGTACTATTTTTTTAATATATCTCTACCAGTGTTAATTGACTTCATTTTTTCAGCATTAAGTTTCTTTATCTTCTCAATTTGTTCTTTACTCATCGACCCCTTCTTCGTCCCTTGGTCTTTCTTCGTTGTTTCCATCTTTTTCTTCTTTTGGTTTATAAGTATCAAGTCCATCTTGTTTAGTTAATCCGATTAACTCCCTATACTCATTATTAGTTATAGATTGCCTATCATAAGCATCTTTGGCTGTTCTTCCACTAAAGTTAAGTGCAATAGCCTTTTCTTTAGCTGATTGCTGTAATGCTGCGATATGATCCCATGTTGTACCGATTATAAACCCATACTTTGCAGTATTTAATTTATAAGACCAATAATTATCTTCATCTGCAACCATCGGCATAACAGTATTCTCATATAATCTTCTTAATGATTGAACTTGATTTTCGTAGGTCGCACCCTTAATATAAGTTTTTATTAATTCAGGAGGTACACCAAATTCGTTACCAATCAGAATAGCGTTATTTGAAAATTCTTCGTATATACCAAGTTCAGCAGAACTCATTATTGTTCTAAAATACTCAAGATTAACAGGAGAGAATAGAAATGGGTTTTGACCATTCAGTAATCCATAATCAGCCTTAAACTTTTCGTCAACTTCTTTCTTCTCAGCGGGGGTTAATGGGATATTAATTCCCATACCATCATTTTTCTTAGGCGATATAATACCTTGCATACCCCTAGAAGTTAGGATAGTATTCATCGCCTCGAATGCCTTATTAGTATTTGTTATCGGCTTTTGCAATGCTTCAATCTTTGAGATTCCAATAATACTAGGAGCTTCACTTGAAATATTAACCTCATTAAAATGAAGTATTTCGTTTGGACTAAATATCTTTACAGGGTTCTCGTTAACTAACGAATACCCACTAATAATCTTATTTATATCTACTTGATTATAGATTGGATTTCTTGTCCTTCCGATTTCTATGAATTGACTTGGAAGATTAAAAAGAGTTTCTACATTAAGCAAATCCATTTCAAATCCAACTGGAATATTTATATAAACATATCTATTACCAAAAGTTTTTAGATAGAATACTCCTTGAACAGAAAACTCTTTAGCTGATTGTTGGGGGTTTGGTCGTTGGACTAGTAATTGGTATGCCTTTTGAATTGCAACATCTTTTGTTGTCCACGGGATAACCTCACCAGTATTTATATCAAGTGCAACTTTTCTGCCATTACTAGCTGTTTCTCCTAAAATATTTATTGCTGATTTTACAACTGGATTAAATCTTACTGCTGCCTCAAAATCTAAAGGTGTTTTTAGCGACACCCATATAGGCTTATTGTCTTGGTAATTATATGTACTAGTGGGTTTATAGGTACTTACATTAAATGCCGAATTAGGCATTATGTATCTACCAATTGAGGTTCTAATCGAGCGAAGTGAATTTACAATTGCCATTTAAAGAAATATTCCTAAACAACAAATTTAGTGTATTAATAAGTCAAATTCCAATTTTGGGAATTAATTACCCACATAGGAATGATCGGATTAGTAATTGTTTTTAAGTGAAAAGCCCCTAGTAGCAGCTAGGGGCTTAGTGTTTGCATCAGTCAATTTTTATTCTTCGTGTAATC